TTGTGTTGGGATACGAAAAGAAATAGGTGCCCGTATCCCCACATGAAAGCCATAACGTAACCAAAATCTCCCAGGAGTCCGTCCATGACGATTAGTTCAACAAACCGTAAGGCAGGGCCATACATAGGTAACGGCACTACCACGGTCTTTCCGTTTTATTTCAAAGTGTTCACGGCTGCGGACGTGGAGGTTGTGCGCCTGACGGTGGCAACCAATGTAGAAACTGTGTTGGCCCTGACTACCAACTATACGGTCGCACTTAATACAGATCAAAACGCAAACCCAGGCGGCAGCATTACCCTGGTAGCTGGAGCTTTGGCATCTGGTTACAACCTTGTAATCACTTCAGCCATTGGCAACCTACAACCTACTGATTTAACCAACCAGGGCGGCTTTTACCCTGACGTGATCAATGATGCGCTTGACCGTGCAACAATTCAGATCCAGCAATTGCAAGAAGGTCTTGATCGTGCGGCGTTGTTACCTATCACAAGCGCGGCAGACTCTGCTGCTTTGGTGGCTGACATCGAGCGCTTGGCATCGAGCGCTGACAACCTGGACATTGATGCCAACAACATTGGCTCAATCAACACAGTGGCCGGCGCAATCAGCAACGTCAACTCTGTTGCAACCAACATTGCAAACGTAAACGCTGTTGCGGGAAACGCAACAAATATCAATGCTGTTAACTCAAACAGCACAAACATTAACGCGGTCAACTCCAACAAAACCAACATTGACACAGTAGCTGGAAACAACACCAACATTACGACAGTCGCTGGCATCAGCGCCAACGTGACGTCGGTTGCAGGCAACTCTACCAACATCAATGCTGTGGCCGGTAATTCGACCAACATCAACGCTGTAAATTCAAACAAAACAAACATTGATGCTGTTGCAGGCAATGCCACGAACATTACTGCCGTTGCTGGTAACAACACAAACATTACAAGTGTTGCGGGTAACTCCAGCAACATTAACGCGGTAGCTGGTAATGCCACAAACATAAATGCAGTAAACGCAAATAGCACCAACATAAATACTGTTGCTACAAACAACACTGCCATCAATAGCGTCTATACAAACATGACGGCGGTGACCAGTGCGTACACCAACATTGCTGCAATTATTGCTGCGCCAACTGCCGCAACCAACGCTGCCAACTCTGCCACCCAGGCTGCTGCTTCTGCTGCGTCTGGCATGTACAGCGCAGTGCAAGACAAGAGCGCCAACTACACGATTGTGGCCGGCGATGCTGGTGACTTGATTCGCGTGACTACAACCAGTGGCGCTGTGACTATTACATTGCCATTGATCAGCGGCACAGGCATTGGCGACGGTTTCAAAATTGCCGTGGTCAAGTGGACATCTGATTCCAATGTGGTAAACATTGCACGCTCTGGATCTGACACCATCAACGGTGCAACCAGCGCGCAGATCGGCTCACAGTACAGCCAGATCATCTTTGTAGCAGACCTTGAGACATCTCAATGGTTTGCATCACAGACCGGTTTAGGTGCGACCAACGTAAACGTAGATGTGTTTTCCGGAAACGGCAGCACCACAGCGTTTACCCTGGCATCAGATCCAAGTACAAAGAACAACACAGCGGTTTATATCAGCGGTGTATATCAGCAAAAAAGCACATACTCGCTTTCAACTACAACGCTGACATTTAGCACTGCGCCACCTACAGGCACTTCCAACATTGAAGTTGCTTACTCGACGCCATTGGCAATTGGTACGCCAAGCGATGGCACTGTAACAACTGCAAAAATTGTTGATGCCAACGTCACAGCAGCAAAACTTGCAAGCGGCGCTGCTGTTTCAAACATTGGAACTGGTGGCATTACTGCAACTGAACTGGCATCTAATGCAGTCACTACTGTAAAAATTCTTGACGCAAACGTCACCGCAGCAAAGCTGGCATCTGGTGCAGCGCGATCTAACTTTGGCGCTGGCGCTGTGTTGCAAGTTGTTCATGCAATTTCAACATCTAGCTTTACTTCTGCTGGAAGTCAAACCACATGCCTTGAGGTTAATATAACGGCCGCAGCAAGTACAAACAAATTGGTAATTTTATATAATTCTGGTTTTACCGATAACCTTGGTGCTGGACAAGATGGTTTTGCAGAAATAAGACGTGGCGGTAGCAGTGGAACAATTCTTCCTTTGTATAACGCATCACATACACAATATTTTTGGGGTCAATCTAGAAATCAATGGCCCACAACAGCACTTGTAATTGATACCTCGTTATCAACATCTGCTACAACTTATGGACTTTATTTAAAAAATAGCACAGGAAGTTGCACAATGAATGGATGCTCTATGATTTTAATGGAGGTTGCAGTATGAATAAACATCAAGCAATTATTAAATTATATTCAAACGTCGCTTCAATTATTGATGATGCTGCTTTTGATGTTGATGGAAACCCTGTTACTTATGACGAAGCTTCCGTTCAAACAGAAATGGATGCAAGTGCATATATTGCACAACGCGCACGCGAATACCCGCCAATTACCGATTACCTAGATGGCGTGGTAAAAGGCAACCAGGCGCAGATTGATGCGTACATTGCGGCGTGTTTGGCCGTCAAAGCCAAGTACCCAAAAACTGAAGGAGCCTAATCATGGCATTGACACAAGTACCAAACGCAATGCTGTCTTCGGACTTGCAGGGTGTTACGCCTGGGTTTAAGAACCGCATCATCAATGGGGCGATGGCAATTGATCAGCGTAATGGGGGAGCTTCTATTACACCATCTAATGGAACATATTGCGTAGATAGATGGCAAAACGCTGTTAACGTATCTAGCAAATATTCATGCCAACAAGTTGCTGATGCCCCTGCTGGTTTTCGTTATTCTTTGAAAGCTACTTCTTTATCTGCATACACAATAGGCGCAGGAGAACTTGCTGGATTTAGACAATATATTGAAGGATATAACACGGCAGATTTAAGCCAAGGCACATCAGGTGCAACAACATTTACGTTATCGTTTTGGGTTAAATCTAGTTTAACGGGAACTTTTGGTGGCGTTGTTTCTAACGATAGTGATAGATCTTGGGCATTTACTTACACGATTTCAGCCGCAAATACTTGGGAACAAAAAACAATATCTATTACTGGTCAAACTGGTGGTACTTGGAATACAACAAATGGTGCTGGTATTGCAGTGATATTTTCTTTAGCTTGCGGTTCAACCTATTTAACAACTCCATCACAATGGAATTCAAATAATTCTTATGGCGCTACTGGGCAAAGTTCTGTTTTGGCAACTAATGGTGCTACATGGCAAATGACTGGGGTTCAACTAGAAAAAGGCAGCGTGGCCACAGCGTTTGATTATCGTTCGTATGGGCAAGAATTGGCTTTGTGCATGCGTTATTTTCAACTAATGGGAAGTGGTGGCGCATGTGGCGTTGCAGAAAGCGCTACTAGATCATCCTTAACTTATTTGTTTCCAGTTCCTATGAGAGCAGCGGCAACTGGAACTCTTGATGCAAGTAAAGGATATTTAAATTCACCAAATGGAGGCCCTAATGCGGTTACTTCAATGACAGGATTTTTTTATGGTAATGGTTCTGGAACAACTGATACTGGCGGTTGGTTAGTTATTGATACTGCTTCTGTTTTTACTGGTGGAAAAGTAATTATTAGTAGCGGAACAAAAGGCATGATTCAATTTTCAGCGGAGTTATAAAATGTATAAGCTATATCCTCTTTATCATGGCGAAGAACTGCAATGCATTAAAAGAATTTCTGACAATGCTTGTATTCCATTTGACCCCGCCAACACCGACTACCAAGCCTATTTAGCGTGGCTTGCCGAAGGCAACACGCCTGAACCCGCAGATGAACCGAGTGCATGATGGATCAGATGATTTTTAATTGGGCCATTGCTGCTGCTGGTGCGCTTGGAGGGTGGATCCTTAAAGTCATTTGGGATGCCATCGTGGAACTGAAAAAGGATATTCAACGTATGGACAACAAAATGCATGAGGATTTTGTTCGGCGTGATGACTTTAAAGATGCGGTTACCGACATCAAGCAAGACATGAAAGAGGGTTTTGTAAAGATGGATCGCACTCTTGGCTTGATCTTTAAAAAGCTGGAAAGCAAAGAAGACAAGGAATAAAAATGTGCCGGATCCATTTGGAATAACCGAAGGGGTAAAAGGTTTAACGGGTTCTTTAGAAGCCAGCAGAGAAGCCGCAAAGGGGCTATCTAAAAGCATTCAAGGAATACAAGACGACGCCGCAGAGGTAGCACAACAAAAAGCACAAGAGAGAAGACGAGCAGCCAGAGAAGCAGAGTTTAAAAAGCAGCGCGCATTGATTAAAGCTTTAGAAGAGTGGCAGCGAAAGAAGCAGATCTCTGATGAAGAAGCAAAGTTGAAGATTGATTTTGTAAAGAAGTACGGTGCAAAAGAGTGGGAGTCTGTTTTAAAGCTCAAGCTTGACATCGAAAACCTGGAGAGAAAGAACAATGAAGAATTTCAACATGATCTTAAAGACGTTAGGCGAGTACAGTTTATGTGCTTTGCATTGGCTGCGCTCATTGCCTGGTACTTTACTTGGGGTATTAAGTAAATGGAAATCGAAAACCTAGTATGGATCTGCTGCTTATGTCTTATCTGGCTCATTGCAGCAACTTTAGTTATGGGGGCATATTAGTATGCCTGGCCTAACAGAGATGTAAAGATGTGGATCCTTTCAGCCTTCTTATGGCAGCCCAGGCGGCTGTCGGATTTATTAAGCAAGGATGCGCCATGCTCCACGAAGGACGCATGGAACTGGAAGGCGCAAAGAAAACTGTTGAAGGCGTCCTGGATGACGTCAAAGCAATCAAAGGTATTTGGGAGTGGTTCATTGGACTGTTTGTTTCAAAGCCTACCCAAGCCGCCGCGGCCAAGCCTGTGGCAAAAGCGAAAGCCAAAGCCGCTGCCAAACAACAATCATATGAAGAGTTGGAACTCAAGCTTATCAACGACATTGGTGAGCGCATTGGATTACTGTTTGATACGCAACAACAGATCAACAACTACTATCATTCTCTAGAAGAGGAATCCAAAGGAACCTATAACCCAGAGCAAAACACCAGCAAAAAAGCTATTGAGCGTGCGCTGATTGAATTGCAAATGGAAAAATTGATTGAGCAAACCAGAGAAGCGATGGTGTACGCACCAATGGAATTGAAAGATCTCTATTCTCGTTTTCTCAAAATGTACAAAAAGATTGAAGAAGAACAGGAGTGGGCCAGGGATGAGCAAATTAGAAAGGCAAGGATGGAAAGATGGCTACAGCAAGAGCGCCGCAATTCCAGAATCGAACGCCTTCTTATGGTGGCCGTGGTGGTGTTCCTGGTCGTCTGGATGTGGAGCTTTCTGTTAGCGCTGAAATGGCAGCACGCGACGCAAACAGATTTTTGGTCGGGCTAATTGTCATGGCCATTGTTTTTGCATTACTGTTGCCGGTGATGGCATTGATGTACTTTGATTTGATGGACATGAAAGCCCAGATCAGAGCGGAAGCAAAAGATTTGAGAAAGTTAAAACGCGAAGTGCAACAAGAAATTCAACAAGCAAAGGAAAAATGATGGACACATTACTAGGTTTATTGAAAAGCGCAGCACCCATGCTGGCCACGGCTGTTGCAGGCCCGGCCGGCGGCGCTGCTGTAGGTTGGATTGCTGACAAGTTGGGCATCCCTGACGCCACAGTTGAAGGCGTTACTGCTGCCCTTACCGGCAATCCAGAGATGGCCATGAAGCTCAAAGAACTTGACCTGGAATATGCCAAGCTTGATGCTGCCGACCGCGACTCTGCGCGCCAGGCTTATG